GGGTTCGGGTTCGGGTTCGGGTTAAGTCAGATTCGGCTACGGAGCGGGTCGAGTTTGATTCGGGTTCGGGTTCGGGTTCGGGTTCGGGTTCGGGTTCGGGTTCGGGTTCGGGTTCGGGTTCGGGTTCGGTTGGGTATTTACGCGTTGGTCTAAATTAAATTTAATCCATTTTTATATATATGACAATAAAGCATTTAGTTATTAGCGGAGGAGGACCATTAGGATTAAGATACCTAGGCGTTTTAGAAAAATTAGAAAAAGAAAATTTTTGGAAAGTCGACAATATTGAATCCATATACGGGACTTCTATTGGAGCCTTAATTGGCTCTTTTATTTGTCTAAAATATGATTGGGAAACTTTAAACAAATATATAATTGAAAGACCATGGCATGAAGCTTTTAAAGTAAGTGCCAAACAATTATTTGATTCCTATTATAATAAAGGCTTGTTTGATAAAAAACTCGCTGAAATTATATTTAAACCATTATTACAAGCCAAAGATTTAGATTTAAATATAACATTAAAACAATTTTATGAACTTTCAAAAATAGATTTACATATTTTTACATTTGAATTAAATAAATTTCAGACTGTTGAATTATCACATTCTACCCATCCTGAATTAAGTTTATTACAAGCTTTAACAATGTCTGCTGCATTACCAGGCATTTTTATGCCAACTATTATAGATAACTGCTGTTATGTTGATGGAGGATTGATGTGTAATTACCCATTGAATCAATGTTTAAGAGATCATCCCAATACAGATGAAATATTAGGAATTAAAAGTTCATACGATAAGGAGACTGATAGTTATAGAAATGTAAATATTACTGAAGAAACCTCTTTATTAGAATATGTTATATCTTTAACGATTAATTCAATGAATTTTATTCGAGATACAGTTAAAATACAACATATTGAAAATACTGTTCGATGTTTTGTTTTAGATAATCCATTAACATTAGATTTTATTCAAGAATCTATTAGAAATCAAGAAATTAGACGTCAATGGATTAAAATAGGAGAAGAAGATGCTATCAAATTTTTGTTATCAAAAGAATAGTTTTTATTTCTTTTCATATAATTTAGAGCACCGTGTTTAAAAATTGTTCCATTGTTGATTTGGTTGGTTTTGCATCATATTCTATCACTTGATTATCTTTTACTAACTTAACTGTCGGGAAACCTTCTATATTATATTTATCCATCAATTCAGTAATTTCTGCAGATTCATTAGTACAGTTGTATTCAATAAAATTAACCGTATAACCATTAATAGATTTACCATCATAATAAGATTTTAATGATTCCCATTCCGGTTTAGCAGTTTTACAATGAGGACACCAGTCTACAAAAAATAACATTAATGTTGCAGTCTTATTTGAATTTTGATCTTTGGGAATATTTTCTCTATTTGCATGAAAAGTTGTTTTTGTATCTACATATTGTTTATATGTAATATATGCAAAAATACATAATAATAATACAATAATAATAATTGCTAATACTTTAAAATTATTTGAAAAAAAACCAGTAATTCTTTGAATATATGAAGTTGCACCTCCTGTCTTAAGAACATTTAGTCCATTACCTACTTTATTTATAGTAGAATATGAAGGAGTAGAAGTTTTAGATAAAAAATAATTATTGTTCATTATATATACTAAATAAGAATAAATTATAATATATTTTAAACGAATATAAAGTTTAAAAGATTAATAATAATTATGTTAGTTAGAGATTCAGATGGAAGACTAATTATTATTTCAAGAAAAGATTGTAAAAATGAAACTGTTTATAATGAAAAACTCTATAATATTCGTTTAAATTATACAAGAAAATTTAAAAGTGTTTATATATATCCTAAAATTCAATCTTCAATTCAACCTATGTCTCAAATATATTTTCAACCATAATCAAACTTATAAAAATTCTTACTATTTCAGTTTATCCAACTATGGAAAAAAAATTTTACGGATAACTGAAAGAATAAGAACTAACAAAAGTATAGAAAATATATAACTACATAAAATATTTGTCTTCAAATGATCCCATTTAGAAATATCATTTAAAATATTTATATTAAAATTATTAGCAAATTTGTTAGTTTGTTGAATATTATAGTATAAAGTATACCCTAAAAGTGTTAGTATAACAACTTTACCAAATATTGAAGACAGTAAAAATGTATTAAAAGGCGTAATTATAAACAACAGAATAAATATAACTGATAAACCCAGACACATACAAACATTTTGCGTTGCTTTTGAAAATTCAATAATCATTAAAGTAGAGCTACTATTAGTTAAGGATGAAGACATAGTTAAAATATAATTATATTTTATTTTTTATATTTATATATAAATGATAAAGACGTTTAAAAATAGATCTGGTATAAAAAATCAAACAAAAAAACATAGGGTATTTAAAAAAGGAGATTTTTATTCAGGAGATGGATTTTTAACAACAATTTGGGGGCCACCTATGTGGCATATTTTACATACAATTAGTTTTAATTATCCTGTAAATCCAACTGATAAACAAAAAAAGGAATATAGAGATTATGTATTATCTTTACAAAATGTTTTACCTTGTGGTGCTTGTAGAAAAAATTTAAAAACGAATTTTAGACATTTGCCACTAAAAATGTCAGATATGAAATCAAGAGATACATTTTCACGTTATATTTATAATTTACACGAGTTAATAAATAAAATGCTTAAAAAGAAATCAAATTTAACATATTGTGATGTTAGAGAGCGATATGAACATTTTAGAGCAAGATGTTTAGATGAAAAACCTAAAGTTTTTAAATATTCAGAAATTAAGACAAGAAAAAATAAAAAAGAAAAAGGATGCACTGATCCACTATATGGTAAAAAAGCAAGATGTATTTTAAATATTGTGCCTATTGAAGAGCAAAAAGATGAAAAAGGTCAAAGTATCCGAATAGATAAGAAATGTATGAAAAGCAGAGAATAAACTAATAAAACGTATATTCGTCACAAGATATAATACTAAATTGTCTGTCTAAATCAGATAAAGGTTTTCCTGAGCCTTTAATTCCAACCTTTTTTGAATCAAAATTATATTTTAAATTATTTATATTAATTTGAATGTATTTCTTCTTATCAACTCCTATAAATAACATTAATACTGATTCTTTGCCATATTTTTTATATCTTGATGAAGCAATAATTCCATCAAAATAATAGATATCATTTATAATATTTAAATAACAATTTGGAAAGAAATCATCATTAGTCATGTCCCAATATCCATATGTTCTTAATTGTTGTAAAGGAGAATAGTTTGTAATCTTATTTCTTCTATTAGAAGCATAAATAGATACATCATCTTTTTTAAGTGATTTAGATTGAACATCAATACCAACTAATCTGGCTTCATATAAATGAACCCATTTTTTATATGAAGAAAGACAATTATTTAGTGTTGCTTTCCAAAATTGATATGGATGATGTTTTTTCATATAAGCAAGTTTCCATATAAGTTGTGCATAAGAGAAAGCATGTGCTTTACAAAATCCATATCTGGATAAATTACATAAACGTTTCATAATTTCTCTTTGTTTATCTCGTGATAAATGCGTAATTAGATTTCTAAATTCATCAATTATATTTTTATCCCCTTTAGAAAACGCACGTCTATACTTATCAGCATCTTGTTCACTAATGTTAGTTTCTTTTGAAATAATATCAATGGCATCATCATCAAATATAATTTGTTCATCAAAATCGGCACTTGTTGTTATATTTCTGGCATCTTTAGCAGCTGGTCTAATAATAGAAAGACAAACAGCAAGATCATGTAAAGAAGTTGGTCTAAATTTCATAAAAGCTATCCTCATTAATGGTGATTCGGCAAGTGTAATACCAATATTATCACCTAAATGTAACATGTCAAATGTATCTTTATCATAAACAAAATCTTCAAAATGAATTAATTTAAATTTATTTATTTCATAAAGTTGAGAAAGTCCACGACTTGAAAGAATATCAATTTTAAAATTTTGTTCCTTAGCCACTTCATGCTTATTCATTTTAATCTGTTTAATACTATTCATATTACTATTAATTAAAATGTTATCTGGAACTCCATCAGGATAATATACAATACCACCACAATGTAACGAATAACATTTAAATGTATTTTCCAGTTTAGATTTTTCTTCTTTAATAAATTTTTGAGTATCTTTAGATAATGATTTAATTTCTTTATTAATATCATTCTTACCAATAAACTTATGAATACCAGCATTTCTAATAGCTTGTCGTAAGGCTGATTTTTCATGATAATAAACATGATTACTAATTCGAGCAACTTTTCCAGGCCATTGTAATTCAATTTTTAAGAATACTTCATCTCGTAAATTATGCGGAAAATCCAAGTCAATATCTGGTAAATTATTTCTATACTCAGTTAGGAATCTTGAAAATCTTATATTGTTTTTTATTGGATCTATATGACTTATCCCAAGTAAATAACAAACAAGAGAAGAACCACATGAACCACGTGTTACATGAGGAATATTTTTAGTTATATTAAGAATTTCAATAGCTTGAACCAGATGTGAAATTAAATTTTTTCTTTGAAGTAAATTAAGCTCATATTCTAAACGCTCAATATATTCTTCAGAATGTGGTATTTTTCTTATAAATAAGCTTTGTATATTAATTGAATTGAAATCTTGTATTGGCATACAAATATTCGTATTTTGATCACTTTTTGTCATAGTTAATGTATTAATTTTAATAAGTTTTCCTTTAAGATTAACTGTAATATACTTATATTTCCAAGGAAATATATTAGATGGAAGATTTAAATAATCATTTAAATTATTACAAATAGAATAAGAGTTTTTAGCTTTTATATCAATTACTAATCCAAATTGTTTACGATTTGTAGAGTCAAGACGTAACACACGTCCAATACACTGAACAAATACTTTGGGAGAACGATTTTCTACTTTATCAAGAAATATACAACAGTCCAAATTTTTAATATCAGAACCCTCTCTATGTTTAGAAGCACAAAATAAAATTGCATGAGATTCGGCTTCTCTAAAGTCCTCATATGAATTATCACCAGTATAAGATTCACTGGTATCAATACAAATAAGATAATTAGTAAAATATTTTTTCCATAATAAAGCCATGTCTTTACAAAGTTGAATCATTCCACACCATACAATAATTTTTTTATATATAATATGTGGTTTTTCAATTAATTGCTTCGTTAAATAAACTATTTCTTCAGGATTAATTATTAGATCACAAGTAAACCATTTAATTTTTGGAGGAACAATAACATCATCCATAAAAGCATCATAGATGGAATATGATGAAATTATATTATCAAACGGTTTAAATGATAAATTAGGAGTGGCAGAGAATCCGATACATTTAGTATTTAAATTAGAGTTAAGTATGTATTCATAAAAATGTTGAGTTGTTTCATTAATAATAGTATGACATTCATCATGAATAACAAGATTAATTGGAAGTTTAATTTTTTTATATTTATCATTGGAAACAAGATATGCTCTATTAATAATAAGAAGAAATGGTTTATCCCAAAATTTTGATGAATTGACACTATTATACCAATTATCCAGTTTATAATCAGAGAAATTCAGAACGTTAAATTTATTTATAGTAGCAGTAAAATTTCGTTGTTTGATATTTTTAATGTTAAATTGTTCCATTAGAATTGATTTTTTTTCACAAATCCATAAAATATTATTTTTTGGATATTTAAGATTATAATTATGAATAATATTCATAGCAATCCAAGATTTACCAGTACCTGTAGCATGAAAATGAATTCCTGATTGGAAATCATTATCATGAGATAATTGAACCGCTTTAATTTGATTGGCACGTAATTGAAAAACTACACTCATTATTGTTTATTTTTTAGAATAAATACAATAAATAATTCAATTTTATATATTTTTCCTTTTCCATTCCTTTCCCTTTGGGAATGGAAGGCGGGGATCAGTGTGGTACCTGTAACCGATTTCCCTTTGGGAATTACATTCCAAAACTACTGAAATCATTTAACACTGGAACAGGTAATGTATTCGGATTAAAAGCTCTATAATTAGGCACTTTTTCACATGTAAAACTTGGTTCGGGACATCTGGCACAAGGGGGGCACGGAGGACATTTTGTTACATCAAAATTATCTGGACACTTTTGTATTAAATCTGGGCATTTGGGGCAAACCGGGGGAACCACTTGAGACTTTAAAATATATAAATCCTCTTGACCTGGAGGAATTAAGGATCGAGGAATTCCTTGTGGTAATGAATTATAATATGCGGAAGAATCATAAGTTGAATAAGTATTACCTGCTGGACCTGTTATGGTTTTTGCTTCACCACCATAAGGCCCATTAAATGTATATGCACTATATGCGGAATTATAATCCGAACCTGTTTGATTATTTTCTGCATCATATTGATTTATCGTTTCATCCTGACCATTATAATTATACGCATTATTACTATTATACAAGATTTTAGAACCATTGGGAGTTGTTATTTCTACAGCTTTTTTTCCATTACTTTTAGTAATAATTTTAGCTGAACTACCATTTGGTCCATAAAAGGTGGAAATATTTGGAGATGAACCGTTTTTATCTATATAATAAATTTCTGTTGTTCCATTTTTGTTAGTTATTACAATTGTATTATTGTTTGGAGTTTGAATTACTCTGGCTGTCCCCCCATTTGGACCATAAAAGATTGTTGGATACGAAGTTTTATTATAATGATTATAATTATCATAATTATCACTATTAATATCAGAAGTAGTAGTATTTTCATCATATTGGTTATAATTTTCAGTATTGTTAACATCAGATGATGTTGTTGGATCAAATATTTTATAAGTATGAATAGTTCCATCAGAATTTGTTACAATTAAAGATTTAGAACCATCTGTGTTAGTTACAACTTTAGCTGTTTCTCCGTTTGAAGCAGAATAAGTTGTAGAAGAAGAATCACTTGAACTAACTTGATAGGTAGATGATACACCATCTTTATTTGTTACTACTAAACTACTTTGTCCATTTGAATCAGTTTGAACTTGTGCTGATGCTCCATTTGGTCCATAAAATGTTTGATTTGAAGATTTATTTTCCATACCTTCAACACTATCTTTTCCCCCTAAAAATGAACATAAAATTAATCCTAATAATAAAATTACAAAAAGTATTAATAATTTACCATTCATTGTATAATTTATATAGTGAAAAAAATTGATTTGTTTAATTATTATTTATAATTAAATAAATATATTAACTAAGAATGTCAAAAAATGAAAATGATAATTTGTTAAACACTATTATAATTGATAATAATGATGAAGCAAAAGAACAAGTATTTGAAATCATAACTGTCTCTAAAATTAAATCAAAACAGAGCAATATTATTAATACAGAAAATTTACAAGAATCTATTTCATCTCAAGTGGTAGTTAAAAAAAATAGAAATATTCAACAACTATTAAAACATATATTTGATCCAGATACTACAATTATTGAAATAGGGATAGATGAAGCAGGCAGAGGTCCAATGTTTGGTAGAGTTTATGCTGGTGTTGTTGTTTTACCTAAAGATGATAGTTTTAATCATTCTCAAATGAAAGACAGTAAAAAATTTCATAGTAAAAAGAAAATAGAACAAGTTGCTGAATATATAAAAGAAAATGCTATAGCTTGGGCTGTTGAATATGAAGATGAACAAACAATAGATGAAATAAATATTTTACAAGCAACACAGTCAGCTATGCATAAAGGAATTAAAAATGTTTTATCTCAATTATCTAAACAAAAAGATATAAATTATAATAAGATACTATTATTAGTAGATGGAAATTATTTTAAACCATATACCTTTTTAAATAAAAATAAAACCAAATTAGAAACTATTAATTATCATATGATTGAGGGAGGTGATAATAAATATACTGCAATAGCAGCTGCATCAATTTTAGCAAAGGTAGGCCGTGATACTTATATTGATAAATTATGTGAAGAGAATCCTGAATTAATAGAATATTATGGAATTAATTCTAATAAAGGATATGGTTCTAAAAAGCATCTTGATGGAATTAAACAATATGGAATAACTAAATGGCATAGAAAAACGTTTGGAATTTGTAAAGAATATTACACCTCTGGCTAAAAAAGATAATTATAAGAATTATTTTTACTGTGTTTATGGTATAGAGCAACGCATATTTTATTTTTTTTTATTATTTCAAATTATTAAGCAGAACACATTTCACAAATTTCTTCTTGTTCTTCTTCAACTTTTGCATCTGGTTCAATTGTAAATTGTTGAGCCTGATGCTTTGCCTTTCTCCTCAAATAATAAATACCAGTTTTTAATCCTTTTTCCCAAGCATAAAAATGCATTGATGTTAGTTTGTTATAAACTGGATCCTCCATCCATAAATTTAAACTTTGACTTTGACAAATGAATGGTCCTCTATCGGCTGCCATATCAATAATGTATTTCATAGGTATTTCCCAAACAATTTTATATTTATTACGAATATGTTCTGGTAAAATAGTAAGTTGCTGAATGGAACCTTTATTAGCTATTATATTATTTTTAATTTGTTCATTCCAAAGTCCAAGCTGAATGAGTTCTCTCATTAAATATTTATTTACAACTACAAATTCACCAGCAAGAGTACGACGACTATAAAGATTACTTGTAAATGGTTCAAAACACTCATTATATCCAAGAATTTGGGAGGTAGACGCAGTTGGCATTGGGGCAACTAAAAGAGAATTACGAAGACCATAAGTTTTAATAGATTCTTTAAGTTTAGACCAATCATAACGATCAGACGGAGTTGTAGACCAAAGATCAAATTGAAGAATACCTTGTGAAGCTGGGGAACCTTGAAATGAACTATAGGAACCAATAAAACTATTTAGACTACTATTATTTGTTTGTCTATTATTTTTAATTAATGATTCGTATTCCCATTCATTAAATAAGTCAAGAAACTCAAATGGGTTTTCATTTTTTTGTAATATTATTTCTCTTCTTTTCATTGCAATTTCGTTACTTTTTTCTAACGAGGCATGATATATTGTTTCAAAAATAAGCTTATTTACTTCTTTAGCTTCGTCGGAATAAAATGGAATATCCATTAAAATAAAAGCATCTGCCAGTCCCTGCACTCCAATACCAATTGGTCTGTGACGCAAATTACTTCTCTTTGTTTTCTCAGTTGGGTAAAAATTAATATCAATAACTCTATTTAAATTGTTAGTTACTACTTTGGTTACTTGATGTAGTTTGTGATAATCAAATTCTCTGGTAGTTTCATTAACAAAAGCTGGAAGTGCTATTGATGCTAAATTACAAACAGCTGTTTCTTTATCGTCTGAGTATTCAATTATTTCACAACATTGTCCAGTAATTATTCCATTAAATACTCCCAGATGTCGTTTGGGTTCAGTAAAACAATATGTGTCGCAATATTCATTATTATCATTTATTTCTATGATTGTTGCCGATTGATAACTTGGGTATTCATTGTTACAAATATTAGTTGGTTCATTATATCCAATTAATTTCATATTGGGAAGTAAATTTTGAGCTTCTACTTCTTGTACTAAATTTTCATTTAAAAAATAAAATTTATGATAAGGTGTGCATCTTAATTGTCTTAAGGTATTATTAACTTCAACATTAACTGTAATAACCTTTTGATTCTGACCGGTTTTTCTAACTGTTACATAACTCCATTCTGTCCCATTCCATACATTTATCTCTTTGTCCATTAAAGTTTGAATTTCTAAATGTCCTTTATCTGTTAAAACTAATGTTTCTGGAGCAACACATAAATTAGATGATTTTATGGTGCCAATATTTTTCTGATTAGATTTAATATTTGCTGCATCTTTATACAATAAATAAGGTGTTCCAGTTTCCATTTGTGCATCTAAAATAGCAAACCATAAATCACGTGCATTAACAGTTTTTCGTGCTTTTCCTTCTAATTCATACTTTTCATATAAAATCTTGAATTCTTCTCCATAAACATCAGATAACCCAGGACATTCATGTGGGCAAAATAATGACCATTTTGAATTTTTAGATTTTACTCTTTCCATAAATAAATCAGAAATCCATAATGCATAAAATAAATCCCGACCTTTAGTTTCTTCATCGCCGTGATTTTTACGCATTTCTAAGAAATCAAAAATATCAGCATGCCATGGTTCCAAATAAATTGCAAATGAACCATTACGCTTATTGCCCCCTTGATCAATATAACGAGCTGTATTATTAAATACACGTAACATAGGAACCAATCCATTTGATATTCCATTTGTTCCTTGAATATGAGAACCCTTTGCTCTAATATTATGGACATGTAATCCAATTCCTCCAGCCCATTTAGAAATATGTGCACAATCTTTTAATGTATTAAAAATTCCATCTATACTATCATGTTCCATAGCCAATAAATAACAAGAACTCATTTGAGGTCTTGGCGTTCCTGCATTAAAAAGAGTAGGAGTAGCATGTGTAAAATATTTCTGTGACATTAAATCATAAGTTTCTTTAATTAATTCTAATGAATTTGGATTATTTAAATCTCCATGTATTCCTATTGCTACACGCATCCACATATGCTGTGGTCTTTCAATTACATTTTTCCCCATTTTAAAAAGATATGCTCTTTCAAGCGTTTTAAACCCAAAATAGTCTATTAGATAATCTCTATTATAATCAATCATACTATTTAACTCAACATTATATTCTTTTACAAAATCCCATAATGTAGAAGAAACCAATGGTTTATGAGTTTTATGAACATCACAAAAGTTATATAATTCACTCATAACATTAGAGAATATAGAATCAGTATTTTTTTGATGGTTAGAAATTATAATACGTCCAGCAAGAATTCCATAATCTGGATTTATTGTAGAAAGAGACGCACATTGTTCAGCAGCCAATTCATCAATTTTTGTTGTAGAAATTGTATCATATAACTGATCGATAACTTTCATAACTAATTGTTGGTAATTAATTTGTATTGAAGCTTCTTGTCCTAATTTTTTTATTCTAGTTAGAATTTTATCAAACGCAATTTCTTCTAATTCACCATTTCTTTTGGTTACATGCATAATATTATTAGATTCCATTTAATATTTATATTTGTTAGTTTAATTTTAAGTCAGTTTTTCCGAAGTATAATTTATAAGTTTTTATATAAATGTATATTATATGAAAGATAAATTTTACACGTTAGGAGGAAGTCTTTTATTTTTAATAGGAATACTATTTATTGGTTTATGTTTAGCTTCATTTATTAAAAAAATAGAAGGATTTAGTGGTTTATATGATTTATCAACTCCTGGAACTTTTCCAAAGTCTGTTGATCAAGCTATATTAGATGATTATCCATTAATAGGAAAAAATCAAACATCCAATAAAAATTATAATGATATTTGGTGGGAATATCCTGTATTTAAACTTGGTTCATTTAAACAAATAACTAATAATTTAAGATATCATGATAACCCAGATCAGGGAACTTGTGTGCGTGCGGATTTTTGTAATGCGGTTTATTATAATAAACACGATAAAAAATCTAATATAATTACCCCTTTACCTCCAGCTGAAGAGGGACCAGGTGCCAGAGTTGGTTATTATAGAACTGAACCAAATGAATTATACTTTTCAATACCAACTAATGAAAATATTTTATACTAAGAATCATTTGGGAAATTGATATCAATATCATTTAGTTCTGGTATACAAACGTTCGGTAATGATATAATATCTTTTTTAACAACTGTTATTTTTCCTGTTTCTTTATTAAATTGTAATAAACATCCACCATTTTGATTAGTAGTGATATTCAGATTAAAAGTTTCTTTTTTTGATTTACGATTTGGAGCTCTATGTTCATAACCACTAACTCTTTCCTTTTCAATAGTTGACCATATTTCCTGTAAATAACAAATATTATCTTTAAACCATTGTCTATTTCTGCAAACTAACACACAACTTATTTCTTCTAATTTCCAGTAAATAGTTTTCATGTATGTATAATTAAATTCTTGATTATTTTGGTAATAATCAATTACATTTTCTTCCCATTTTGTAATATCAAATGGATGATTCAACTCCAGAGGTCTATACATGTAAAATGGTTTTCCTTCTTTAGTATGAAAATAAATAATAGAACCTTTCATTTTATTATCTTTAGATAAACATATATTTTTAAACTCCATACCCTCTTCATCGGTATAATATTCATCCAAAGTATCATTTAAATAGGAATTATAATCTGGATATTCAATAAATTTTGTCTCTAAGAAATCACATTCATCTAAATTACATACTTCCATTTGAAGCTGCATTTGAATCCAATATTCTTTTTTTGGAATTCCATCAATTTCACGATTAACAATATTTTTAATTTCCAACATACGTCCATATCTTTGTGAATTTTTATCAATATTAATTCCATCTGGAGATGCTCCTAAAAACAAATAATTTTCATGTTGAATACAACCAAAATCTTCTATTTTAGTTTCATAATTGTGTTCATAAATTTTTACAGAAAGTGGTTCATATTTTTGTCCCCAGTGGAGAGTTGTATTTGTATTAACCATAATAACTTCTTTTATATCATCTCCCTTCTCTACCTGTGGTAGTGAATCATCTTTTTTTTGCGTCCCTTCGGGATCATTATCAATATATAAACTCTGATTTAATGGTTGACATTTTTCATAAATAAGTTGATTCTTTACGGTTTGATTTTCAAAAGCTTTATATGCGTTTGAAGCTGTAATTAAATTATGACGAAATTCATACCATTCTTTTGTTCTTTGTGTTGGTTGAGGTTTATTTCTTAAGACATTGAGTTGATTTTCTATAAATGGTATATCAGGTTCTTTTTTAATTATTGAATCATTATATGAACGTGGTGGTATATAATATTTAAAGAAATCATTCTTTGCATTTTCTATTATTTCTTCCATTTCATCCTCAGCATTATCAGTGTAAAATATATCAAAATCAAAATGAGAATGCATCAATTCGGTAATATTTTCGTCAAAGATTTCCTCAAAATCTGGTTCTGAAATTAGAGCTGGATGTTCTCTAATAAATTCTTCCATTAAATATATACATGTTTCATATAATTCCAAAGATTCCTCATCATTAAAGTATTTGAAGTCTTCTTCTGGTTTAATAAGATGTGTAATATCAATTAAATGAATATTTAAATTTGTAATAATAGTCATAATTATATTATATATATAAATTTTTAAACCATTATTTGAATCAATTTTATTACAAATTTTCCTGATAAATCAAGACTCCGAATCCGATTCAGAATCATCTTTATTTTTAATATTTTTAACTGTTCCTTGTTTTTTCTTAGGAGCTAATCCTTTTAAAGTGGATACTCTTTTGTCAAGATTTTTAAGTGTAAAATGATTCATTGGTTTATTATAATATAATGAGGGTATATCTTTAATTTCTCCCGTTTCCTTATTATAATTTACATCCTTAATTCGTTGTAATTTCTTTTTATCCAAGCAATCTCTAAAAAAATTTATTAATTGTTCATATTCATTAATATTTAAATTATTAGAAATCTTATAATTTTCTGCAAATATTGTTAGTTTCTTAATTTTAGCAGTTTTATCTAATTTACTCCAAGGTTCATTTGAATTTGTTATTTTTTCATTTTCAAGAAATTTATCTAAATTCGCCAAGTCGCTTGAAGATTTACTCTCAGGCCAAGGCACTCCATTTAAAATCATAGATTTATATTTAAGTGTTTTTAATTCATTACAATCAGTTGTTTGTATTTCTTTACTCATTTTATATATTATTATGTAAAATAGATTTTAACTCAATTTTGTTAAATAATAATAATAAAACAATATATATATTTTGAATAATATTTATATTGATTTTTACATAAAGTTTAATTGTTTAACGATATTATATTATATATAATATGGAAAATAATAATGGAATAAATGAAGAAAATACTACAAGAAAAATAATAATAGAGGAATCCCAAAAAAATAAACTAACAAAAAAAATAAATTGTGAAAAAGAAAAAA